AAGTTGAAGCGACTGAGTCGCGCTTGCAGTCAATTTATGACGCTGCCAAGCTAGGCCTCAAAGGCGACACGCTTGCCTTGGCGTCAGGGATGCGACCCGATGAGTACCGCCAACTATGCCAACTTGACCCACTGGCCGAGATGGCCGCAATCAAAGGCAAAGCCGACGGCGAACGCGAAATGGCCAACATCCTGCACAACGCTGCGCGAGAGGGCGACGCTAAGGCGGCGCTGGAAATCCTCAAGCATCAACACGGCTGGGTGGCCAAGCAGTCCATCTCGGTTGACATTGACCAACGTATATCCATCACGCAAGCGCTGCATGAAGCAGAGTTGCGTGTCATAGAGGTCATTGATGCAGTCGACCAAATACAGCGCTGAAGACGAACAGGAATTGATGGCGCGTCTGTGGACGCCGCGCATCAAGGACGACCCGCTGGCGTTTGTGGCCTTGGTATTCCCGTGGGGTGTCAAGGGCACGCCGTTGGAAAACTTCAAAGGGCCGCGCAAGTGGCAGCGCGATGTGCTGCAAGACATCGCCGAACACATCAAGGCCAACAAGGGGCAGACCGACTACGCGGTGCTGCAAGAAGCCATCTCATCCGGGCGCGGTATTGGCAAGTCGGCGTTGGTCAGTTGGATCACGATCTGGATGTTGTCCACGCGGATTGGCTCGACGACCATCATCTCCGCTAACTCCGAAAGCCAACTCCGGTCAATCACCTGGGCCGAAATCACCAAGTGGCTGGCAATGGCGCTCAACAGCCACTGGTTTGAAGTCAGCGCTACCAGGCTGATGCCCGCCAAGTGGCTGACCGAACTGGTCGAGCGCGACTTAAAAAAAGGCACGCGCTACTGGGGCGTGGAGGGACGGCTGTGGTCAGCGGAAAATCCCGACGCCTACGCGGGTGTGCATAACTTCGACGGGGTGCTGGTTGTGTTTGACGAGGCCAGCGGTATTGACGACTCGATCTGGGCGGTGACCAGCGGGTTCTTCACGGAAAACACGCCCAATCGTTTCTGGCTGGCGTTCAGCAACCCGCGCCGCAACACGGGGTACTTTTACGAGGCGTTCAACAGCAAGCGGGACTTTTGGAAGACCAAAGTAGTGGACGCGCGGACGGTCGAAGGTACGGACAAGCAGGTGTACGAACGGATCATCCAGGAGTACGGGCCGGAGTCAAGTCAAGCGCACGTCGAGGTGTACGGTATGTTTCCCAACGCGGGGGACGATCAGTTCATACCCGCCGACGTGGTGGACGCGGCCATGAAACGTGAGAAGTACAAGGATTTGTCAGCCCCAATCATCATCGGCGTCGACCCGGCGCGGTTTGGTGCGGACGCTACGGTCATCGCCGTGCGGCAGGGGCGGGATATTGTCAACATATCGCGGTATCGGGGCGACGACACTATGACGGTGGTCGGGCACGTCATTGAAGCCATTGAGGAGTACAAGCCGACGCTGGTAGTCATTGACGAGGGTGGCCTGGGCGCGGGGATTGTCGACCGGCTCAAGGAGCAACGGTACAAAATCAAGGGGGTTAACTTTGGAAATAAGGCCAAGAACCCCGTCATGTACGGTAATATGCGGGCGCAAATGTGGGGTGAAATGAGGGAATGGCTGAAATCTGCTAGTATTCCGCACGACAGGTTCTTGAAGACGGACTTGATTTCGCCTATGATGAAACCTGATTCACGGGGAACAATCTTCTTGGAGAGCAAGAAAGAAATGAAAGCACGCGGTCTTGCATCGCCCGACGCAGCGGACGCTATATGCGTCACGTTTGCGTTTCCCGTGGCGCACCGTGAGTATACTGAACCAACCCGCCGCGTAAACTCGCAGGGAAGCAGCGTCACAACTTCATGGATGGGGTCTTAATATGGCAAGCAAACCAGGGCTTTATGCCAACATTCACGCTAAACAAGCCCGCATCAAAGCTGGCTCTGGCGAAAAGATGAATAAGCCGGGCAACAAAGACGCGCCTACCGCCAAAGACTTTAAAGATTCTGCCAAGACCGCGAAGAAAAAATAATGCCTTTAGTCAAATCCAAAACACCCGAGGCTTTTCGTAAGAACGTTAAAGCTGAAGTGGCCGCGAATAAGCCGGTAAAGCAGGCCGTGGCAATTGCGTACTCGGTTAAGCGCAACGCCCCACCACCCAAGGGTAAGAAATAATGGCTGATTACACCGGCATGGTAGCAGTAGGTAATGTCGCCAACGGTGGTGGCAAGAAGAACGATAACTCCGATATCTTGGCGACTGCCCGCAGCCGTTTGGATATGGCCATTGGCGCGTTGTCCGAGTCCCGCGAGGATGAGATTGATGATCTGAAGTTCTACGCCGGCAGCCCAGACAACCACTGGCAGTGGCCTGCCGATGTGCTGGCGACTCGCGGCGCAGTGCAGGGCCAGACGATTAACGCTCGCCCATGCCTGACAATTAACAAACTGCCGCAGCACGTTCGGCAAGTGACCAATGACCAACGCCAAAACCGCCCAAGTGGCAAAGTTATTCCTGCCGACAGCGACGCAGACATTGACGTTGCCGAAATCTTCAACGGCATGGTCAGGCACATTGAATACATATCGGATGCCGATGTGGCTTACGACACCGCCTGCGAAAACCAAGTCTCCTACGGCGAAGGCTACATCCGAATCCTGACCGAGTATTGCGACGATGACACCTTTGACCAAGACATCAAGATTGGGCGCATCCGCAACAGCTTTAGCGTCTACATGGATCCAACGATTCAAGACCCGTGCGGTGCCGATGCCAAGTGGTGTTTTATCACCGAGGACATTACCAAAGAAGATTACGAACGGATGTACCCTGATTCCGCGCCTATCACGACCTTACAGTCGCTTGGCGTTGGTGACCAGAACCTGTCGCAGTGGCTCAACGAGGACACCATCCGCATTGCGGACTATTACTACGTTGACTATGACCGCGCTACGCTGAATCTATACCCTGGGAATGTGACTGCGTTTGAGGGTTCACCCGAAGATAAGCTGCTAAAGGAGCATTTTGGTAAGCCGGTCAAACAACGCGAGTCTGACCGCCAGAAAATCAAGTATTGCAAGATTAACGGCTATGAAATCTTGGAAGAACGCGAGTGGGCAGGCAAGTACATCCCCGTTGTTCGCATTGTCGGCAACGAATTTGAAGTAGATGGACGTTTGTATGTGTCAGGTCTTGTGCGAAATGCCAAAGATGCGCAACGAATGTACAACTATTGGGTATCCCAAGAGGCAGAAATGCTGGCTTTGGCTCCAAAAGCGCCATTTATTGGCTATGGCGGCCAGTTTGAGGGCTACGAGAACCAATGGAAGACCGCAAACACGACAAATTGGCCGTATTTGGAGGTAAACCCTGACGTAACCGACGGCTCTGGCAGCGTTTTGCCACTTCCCGCTCGTGCCCAGCCTCCGATGGCCTCCAGCGGGCTGTTGCAGGCTAAAGCTGGCGCTGCCGAGGACATTAAATCGTCTACCGGCCAGTACAACGCATCTTTAGGCATGACATCCAACGAGCGCAGCGGCAAAGCCATCTTGGCACGCCAGCGCGAGGGCGATGTTGGCACTTACCACTACGGCGACAACCTTGCCCGTGGCGTGCGGCACATTACCCGCCAGTTGGTTGACTTGATTCCGAAAATTTACGATACCCAGCGGGTGGCGCGGATCATTGGCGAGGATGGCGAAACCGATATGGTCAAGATTGACCCGTCGCAGGCCGAGCCAGTGAAAAAGATTGTTGACCAGCAGGGCAACGTCATTGACAAGATTTACAACCCTAGCGTTGGCAAGTACGACGTTGTGGTGACCACCGGCCCAGGTTACGCCACCAAGCGCCAAGAGGCTTTGGAAGCGATGGCGCAGTTGCTGCAAGGCAACCCGCAGCTATGGCAAGTGGCCGGTGACCTGTTTGTGAAGAACATGGATTGGCCTGGTGCCCAAGAGATGGCAAAACGCTTTGCCAAGACGATTGACCCCAAACTGATGCAGGACAGCGACAAGCCGCCTGAGTTGCAAGCCGCAGAGCAGCAGATTCAGGCGATGGGTCAAGAAATGGAGCAAATGCACCAGATGATTATCAACGCTGGAAAATCCATTGAAGCCCAAGATATGCACCGCAAGGACTTTGAGGCAACGGTCAAGGCGTACCAAGCTGAGACCCAACGGATTGCTGCGGTGCAAGCCGGAATGTCGCCCGAGCAGATCCAAGACATTGTGCTGGGCACGGTACATGGAATGATTACATCCGGTGATCTGGTCAACGAAATGCCTGGACGCGATATGGATACCGGCCCTGAGATGCCAATGGAACAAATGGAACAACAACAACCACCGATGGGAATGCCCCAATGATGTACAAAGCAGCCGATTTCGTAGGAATGCTATTCCTAGCTCGTGATGTGGCGCACAGCGTCCATCTAAACACGCGCAGCTACTCCAAGCACGTTGCGCTGAACATCTTTTATGACCGAATTATTGACGCGGCTGACGATTTTGCCGAAGCCTACCAAGGTCGTCATGGCCTGATGGGGCCAATTACGTTGCACTCGGCTACTAAAACGGCCAACATCATTGATTTCTTGCAGGGGCAATTAGATGAAATTGAAAAATGCCGGTACGACGTTGTGGACAAAACGGACACTTCCATCCAGCAATTGATTGACAATATCATTGAAATCTATCTGCGTACTCTCTATAAACTGAGATTCTTGGCATGACCATTACCGTAACCCACTCAACTGCTGCTGATTCGTCATTCAGCACGGCTGGCGCGACTGCTTGGAACGCAGACCATTCGTTTGCTGGCATTTTGGATGTCGCTAACGGCGGCACCGGCACGGCCACACCTGCGTTGGTGGCAGGCACAAACGTCACCATTAGCGGCACTTGGCCCAATCAAACGATTAACTCATCTGGCGGCGGCGGTGGTGGAACTGGCACAGTTACTAGCGTAGCGGCCAGCGTACCGGCGTTTTTGTCAATAACTGGCAGCCCGATTACGACTAGCGGAACGCTTGCAATTAGCTACTCTGGCACGGCATTACCAATTGCCAATGGCGGCACGGCGCTGACTACTACCCCTACCAATGGACAATTGCTTATAGGTAATGGCACAGGGTATACCCTAGCTGCGCTGACTGCTGGCTCCAACATCACCATCACCAATGGTTCTGGCTCTATCAGCATTGCTGGAAATGCGGGAACGGTAACTTCTGTTGCCGCACTTACTTTGGCAACATCTGGAACTGATTTAAGTTCCACAGTAGCCACTGGAACATCAACACCTGTTATTACCTTAAATGTGCCTACGGCATCTGCAACTAATCGCGGTGCGTTAAGCTCATCCGATTGGACTACATTTAATAACAAAGGTTCTGGAACGGTAACTAGCGTTGGTTTTACTGGCGGAATCATTACGGTAGCCACCGCAACATCAACTCCAGCCTTTACCGTTGCGGGCACATCGGGCGGCATTCCGTACTTCAGCAGTGCCAGCACATGGGCCACATCGGCGGCGCTTGCTGCCAATGCTTTGGTGGTCGGCGGAGGCGCTGGAGTGGCCCCGGCTACAGTGACCACTGGCACGGGCGTTGTGACCGCTTTGGGCGTGAATACAGGCTCCTCCGGGGCTTTTGCTACGCAGGGTGGAGCAATCATCTCGGCCACCACCATTAACGACAGCGCGGGTACTGGATATTCTATTGGTTACCGGCAGATGCCGCAGAACAGCCAAACGGGTGCGACCTACACTTTGGTGCTGGCGGATGATGGCAAGCACGTTTATTTGAACACTGGCTCGGTCAATGCACTTACCGTCCCAACCAACGCATCAGTGGCGTTTGTTATAGGCACGGTCATCACTGTGGTTAATGGCAATAGCGGAATTTGCACTATTACCGGCCCCGCCAGCGGATTGCAACTCGCCAATGGCGCTGCGGCCACCACTCGGTCATTGGCTACTAAAGGCATGGCGACAATGGTCAAAGTAGCCACCGACCTCTGGTATGTCTCCGGTGCGGGGGTGACCTGATGTCTGGATTCTTGGGCGGATTTTTTAGTTCATATACTGCCGCTAGTAGCACGGGCGGGAGCATTGCGTTAAACGGTAGTAACCAATATGTATCCGCAAATGCAGCGCAAAAACCTACAACAGTAGGTAATAATCTTTTTACTTTAGAAATGTTTGTGCGTTTTTCAGCACTTCCAGCAAATGGAAGTCTTGCTTCTTTAGCTTGCACCTCAGATATTAATTTTAGATTTTTTCTACATGGGGCTGCTACTGCTGGGCAAGGAATTATGTCTATATGGGAAGGCAGTGCCATTAGATGGACAAGTGGTGCTTCTGGAATATTAACAAATACTTGGTATCACGTTTGTATTATGCGTAGTAATATTGGTGCAACAACATCAGTGCTTAATTTTTATGTTAACGGGGTATCAATAGCTACAACAAATCCTATAAATTCAGTAACATGGGCCACTGGAGGAATGCTTGTTGGCGCTGAATCTAGTAATCAATACTTTATAAATGGCAATGTTACAAACTTTCGTCTTACTAATGGCACGGCAGTGTATACCGTGTCTGGATTTACGCCACCAACAGCACCGTTAAGCAATATCACAAATACCCAATTGCTGTTGCTTGCATCAAGTTCGGGAACTGTTACAAATGACAGCAGCACCGCAAATGCTGGCAGCGGGTACCCTGTGACTAACGTCAACGGTGCAACTTACAGCGCGTTAACGCCGTTCTGATATGTACTACAAATCACCCACTGATTCTCTTTATTGGTACGACTCCGGCGCGCCGTTAGATGGTTTGCCTGATGGCTCAATACCAATTACACATGATGAAGCGCGGGCTCTGATTGGGTGTGAATTGCATGGCCCATCACCGTATCCAAGCTGGGTGCTACATGAAAGTGAAGCGCATTGGATGCCTCCAGTGGCAAGACCCGCAGGCGATGCGATGTGGTCATGGGATGAGACAATCCAAGGCTGGATAGATACTTCTGGAGCATAAAAAATGGCTGCAACTGGCTTTACCCCAATCTCGCTGTACTACAGCGCTACAGCGTCTGTTGCGCCCTTGGCGGGAAACCTGACCGCTGGTGAACTGGCGCTCAATACAAATGATGGCAAGCTGTACTACAAGAACAGCGGTGGGGCGGTAACACTACTGGCAAGCAACGCTGCAACGACCAACGTCAGTTCCATTACATTTGGCTCGACTGGTTTGACTCCAGCCACGGCCACAACTGGTGCGGTGACTGTAGCGGGCACTCTTGTCGTAGGTAACGGTGGTACCGGCCTTGCCACCCTGACGGCGGGAAGAATTCCTTTTGGAGCGGGCACCTCGGCGTTTGGGAACTCAACCAATTTTTTCTATGACAGCGTAAACATCCGCTTAGGCATTGGCACCAGCACGCCAGCAGTCTCGCTTGCTATCAGCGCTACCGATGCAATTTTGGCTCCTGTTGGAACCACCGCACAACGACCAACAGGCGCAACAGGCTACATTCGTTACAACAGCACATTGTCTCAATTTGAAGGCTATGGAACTTCTGCATGGGGCGCAATTGGCGGTGGTGCAACCGGTGGACTGGGCGCACAAGCATTTTGGGAAAACGATGTCACCATTTCTTCCAGCTACACCATCACGACCAGCAAAAATGCAGGTACGTTTGGCCCTGTGACAATTTCTAGCGGAGCATCTTTTACGGGCGCAACTTCTGGCATCAGCACGTCACTGACCACATCCTCGGTGACTGGAACAATTTTGCTTGGGCAAACGGTGGCTGGCACCAACTTGACTGCCGGAACGGTGATTACCGCTTTTGTGAGCGGCGTATCCGGTGGTGCAGGTGTGTACA